ATGAGCCTACTTGACGACGCATCTTTATTAGTAACACCCAACGCAGAGAAAGCTACGAAGCTTTATAGCATCATCCCTACGAATGGAAACGGGGATTTCTCCGTAACGCGTGCGACTACTGCAACACGAACCAACGCAAGCGGACTTATTGAAAGCGTGCCTATCAACGAACCGAGACTTGACTACTCACTTGGAAGCTGCCCTAACATTCTTTTAGAGCCGCAGAGGACTAATGTTGTTCTACATAGTGCAGATTTAAGTCAATCAATTTGGAGTAAAACAAATTATTCTCTTTCATCAATAACATCTATACAGGGCCTAAATGCTACAAGAATAACAAAGAATGCGGTTGATAATGGTTCTTTTAGTGGTACAGGTACAAGAAATGTTATCAATTCAATTGGTACATATGCAGCAGGAATAAAAACGCTTACTTACTTAATTAGAAAAGGGAATACTGATAAAGTTGGATTTCTTATTAACAACGTATTAGTAGGCGCGTTGACTGCGGTGTCTTGTACATTTGACTTTAATACTCAAACATTTACAAATGTTTCTGCAGGATTAACTACAAGTTTTGAAAGTCCGTCAGCAAATGTTTATAGAATTTCATTAACAATATCTGACACTGGTACAGCAACAAATAAAGCAATTTGGATAGCGCCTATTAATGCTTCTAACAGTACTGTTGACGGTGGCTATTTAGATTTTGCCTTTGCTCAATTTGAAATAGGCAGTTACTCAACATCTTATATACCAACAACGACTGCAAGTGTTACAAGAAATTTAGACCAAATTCTTAGAAGCAATGTTTACACAAACGGCTTAATAACCGCAAGCGGGGGGACTTGGTTTGTTGATTTAAGGAACAATGTTCCTGTAGTTCGTGATTTATCAACAAGTGGAATTTTTCTAAATACAGGAATTTTATCAACAACTGGTAATGGATTTGTAATGAGAAATGCGGGGAGTACGCCAACAAGAATGGGGATATTTACAGTAGTAGCTGGAGGTTTAAGTGCTAACCTTCATACTACAACAACTAACAGTGCTAAAGTGGCTTTTAAATGGAATGGCACTACTGCTGATATTTTTGTTAATGGAGTTAAGGTAGTAGCTGCAACACCATTTACTCCAACTACAATGGAAAACTTAGTAGGAGAAGGACAAAACCGAGCCATCCAAATTAACTCAATGGCGCTTTTCCCAACTCCGCTTACTGACACTCAATGCATCGCCTTAACAACGTAAAAATGAACATCTACAAACTCACCTATCCAAACAAGGAAGCAGCAATAGCTGACCTCGAAAGCAAAGGAATACTAACCGCTGAAGGCTACGGAAACGGAGTTCAAGCCGTTGTTCAAATCGGAGTTATTGCAATTGATCAAAACACGAACGCTGAAGGCTATCACTACGATGTTATGAGCATTGATACCTACGACTTTGGCAGTAACCTCGTGACACCGAAAAACCCTAAACACCAATTCGCTGGCTATGGCTTATAAGAACGACGGAACATTTAACGTACTTTACAAAACACGCAACAAGATTGCTAAGACCTTGCGCCGTATTATTGCCGAAGAAAACCTAATTGACACCGAGGCCCTTTACGACTCGATCCGAATAAACGCAAAAATACCCGCTTTGGGTGAATTAGAAATACAGATTTTGGCTATGTATTATTTTGGGTTCTTGAACAACGGAACTATAAACATGTTACCCTTTGACCTTTGCGCTAAGCTTACCGCACGTCTAAACGCCGAGGGTACAACCGCTGAAATTTACCAACAATACACAGAATGGATGGCTAAGCGTTACCCTATCTTACAAGTAGCCAGGATCCTCGGCGAAAAGAAAAGCATTGTATACACGTTCGAACCAATTGGTGGCAGCTTTAACGACGACTTAAAATTTAGGGGTTTCTAAGTAGCCCATTTCCTTACGCATCGACAACATATTAAAAACGAATATTAAGGGCAATTCACCGACTGCCTTTATTTTTGTTATGTCACCTTCGCAAAGGTCGAATAAAAGACTTTCCCAACCCCATTTCTTAGACTTCTTAGCTTGTTCCTGGGCGTCAAGTGCGCCCTTGTATTCTTCTAGGCTGTCGAAATCCTTAACGTCTATCGGCTCGTCGTCGTCTTCGTCGTCTTCGTTAAATAAGTTTTCGTATTTCTTTAGAAAGTCGTCGCGCCATTTTAGGAACTCGGGAATAAGCCCGTAGACTTGCGTAATATTTAGGTCGTCGAACTTGTCGTAAACGTCGAACGGGTTAAACACGTAGGGTTCAAACTCAATATTTCCCCAACTATCGGTATTAATACGCCTATAAAACACGGACACAATGTGCGAAATGTGCTTTAAGTAGTCGTTTGACAAGAAAAAGTTAAGGTCGATAAACTCATCTAGGGTAAGTTTCTTAAACGGCTTTAAAATATACGTGTCGCCGTCTATTATTACTTCGCTTACATGGGCTTTTTTAGGCTCACTGAGCACCCACTTAGCCGACTTAAATAGTTCGCCTATTTCTTCTAAAGAAAGTTCTTCTAGGTCTTCGCTAGGTACGTCTAAAAGAATTGCAAGCGTTTCTAGTTGTGTGTTAAAAAAACCTTCCGAGTCTTTGAGTTCCCTTAGTTCTTTAAATTGGTACAACTTGACTTCATGCCACCCCTTCGGTACTTTCATTTAAGCTTTGAACTTGTTTGTTAATTGTTTCGGCAATGGCTACCAAATAAGGCACGGCAACTTCGGCGGGCATTTGGCGAATGATTGCAGCTTTAAACTTTATGTGAGCGTCTGTGTAGTGTTCGGTCTTTGTCAAGTCCGTTCGTTTAAACACCACCGCCAACGCTTCGGAAATAAAACCTTTGTGTTTGTGTGCCAATATCTTTTCGATGTGTTTGGTGTCTTTTGCTGTTAGTTTAAAGTCCTGGTCGTAGGCTTCGTAAGTGTAGCCGTTTTCTTCGAAACGCTTTAATAAGATACCTTCGGGCGCTTTAGCCGTATTAAATAAACGGATTGCTTCTTTGAAGTCTTCGAAGTCCATGTCTTCGGCTTCTTGAACACCCATGTACTTAAACACTTCAAGATGTTTTTCGACGTTGTCTAGTTTCGGGTTAGCGTGAATTTCCGTAATGTCTTCGAACTGCTGAATTGTGAGTTCGTTTAACTCGTTCGGAATGTCTTTGTTACAAATTGTTACCATAGTTTTTTTGAACAAATATAAGGGTTTTTTAATATGGTTATGGTTAATGACTTACCCATTTACAAAATAACTATCGACCCCGAATACTCGGACGGCGAAGACTTAGGCATTGAACAAATAGCCTTTACTTCAAACCCCGCCATAAAAGTTCGCGGCCTAGCTTTTGAAAACGTGGCAAAGCGTTTCTTTAGCGACAACCTAAAGTACCGCGTAACCGCCCCCGCCATGATTCCCATGGACATCTACAGACGCGACGACGAGTCGGGCGAATATTACGTACAATTTGACGTGGACACAATCGAACAAATCTACGTTAAGTTCATGAAGGACTTGCAAAACCGCAACGTCTTTAACCTAGAACACGACCAAAGTAAAGAAGTTCCCGCCTACATTCTTGAAGCGTGGATTGTCGAAAACCCTACCCAAGACAAAGCACTTACAACCTACGGCATCGAAGTACCTAAAGGCACATTGATGCTAACGGCACAAATTACCGACGTTGACTACTATAATAAGCTAGTAGAAGACGAACAAATCGGTTTTAGTATTGAAGGCTTTTTGGGAATGAAATTAAGTAAACACTTAAAACAAAATAACATGAATTTCCCAGACGGAGAACACACAATCGACGGAAAAATCTACGTAGTAAAAGACGGAGAAGTAACCGAAATTAGAGACGTAGTAGTCGAAGAAGCTATGGCAGAAGTAACAGAAGAAGTTACAGAAGAAGTAGCAATGGAGGACACGAGCGTAACCGAAGAAGAAGTAGTAGAAGAAGAAGTAGCCGCAGAAATGGCTGTGGATCCTGCCGCAGATTCCGAAGCTATCATGGCAATCGTTATGCCATTAATCGAAGAACGCGAAAAGGCTTTAATCGGAATGATTGCAGACCTTAAAAACCAAATCGAAGAACTCGGCGTAATTAAAGAAGACGAAGAAATCGAAATGGCGAAAGATACGAAAATGTCGGCATTTGACAAGTTCAAAATGTTTCGCGCATCAAACAAGTAAACAAGTAAAAACAAAATAAAAACCCCCCAAACAAAATGAGAAATCTAAAATTTGACTTGGACGTAGAAACAAACGCGCTTCTTTGTCCTAACCCCGATGAGTTCTACTCACGCGCTTACTTAACCGAAGACATCGCGGACAATTACCGCACGCTTCCAGGAATTAAGTCGGCTACAAAATTGGCTAACGTCACGTTTGGTAACCTTTTGGCTGCCTCAACCTGTAACTTCACAGCGCCTACTGATAACCTAGACGCTATCGACATCGACGTATGTGCGCTTTCAGCAATGTCACAAATTTGTCAGTTCGACCTAGAGCAATCTTTCTTGGCTTTGCAAATGTCGCAAGGTTCAAACGGCGACTTCAGCGTTCCATCTTTCATGGCTTACTACTGGGGTGAAATGGCTGCCCGTATCGGAAACGACTTAGAGCTTATCCGTTGGCAGGGTGACACTGAAAGTTTAGACCCAGTTCTTTCTTTGTGTGACGGCTACCTTAAAAAATTGTGTGCTGACACAGACGTAGTAGGTCTTTATACAGACGCTATTACATCGGCTAACGTATTGGCTCGCATGACTAGCGTGCTTCAAGCTTCACCCGCTGCAGTACAATCTAAGCGTGCAGACCTTCGTTTGTTCGTTTCTAGCGACGTATTTGTAAACTACCAAATTGCTGCGGCTTCTGGTAACACGCAAACTTACGTTACTGCACCACTTGCACCGACTTTCTTAGGTATTAAGATTGTTCTTGCCGAGGGCGCACCTGTTAACACAATGGTTCTTGCTTTGAAAACTGACCTTATCTACGCATTTGATGCTGAAGGCGACTCTAAAGCATTGAAAGCGGTTAACCTTAGCGACTCAGTTGCTGAGCCGTACATTCGTACACGTGCGAACTTGAAAGCTGGTTTCCATTACACGAACCCTTCGCAGATTGTAGTTTATAGCGTTTGTTTCGACTAATCATTACCCATCAATTAAATTAACGGGGCGGCCATAAAACGCCGCCCTTTTTTATAACCAAAAAAATTTAGAAATTATGGCTTGTGCTACATTACAAGAAATCCTTAAAGGGTGCGACAACAATAGCGGTGGCATTTACACCCTATTGATTAACCAACAAGACAACATTACAGGTATTACAACCAACGAAACAACAACGAATTGGGAAGTAACCGACATTAACTACACTTCGCCTTTTATTGCAATGGAATTTAAACGCAATACGGGAAGCTTTACCGAAGACGGAACTATCGACCTAGTAAATGGTTCTTCTTACGTTACCCAAAC